GGAGGGGCGTCTGCGGGGGCGGTAGCCACACTGGCCATCGCCGCCTCAGCGGCCTCCGACAACGCGGTACTGATGTCCATCCGAACTCCTTAGGATTGGCGGGACAGGATGTCCGCCTGCCGTGCGGCGACCTCCGCGTCGGGCGCGCCGGCGAGCTGCTGTTGCAGCATCGGGGCCACGCCAATCGGGGGGTTACCGGACGCCAGCGGCAGCTGACCCGGCGGGAGAGAGGGCACACTGGCGGCGCCAGGGCCAGCCGGGAGGCCACCCTCCGGCGTCGGCGCCGGCGGTGCTCCACCTCCCTGCTTCTGCATGGCCTGATTGGCCAAGCTCGTCCACCGCTCCTGCGCGATGGCTATGATCTGTGCATCCAAGTCGTCCTGGAGGAGAATCTCCCGCTCCAAGACGTCCTGATGAATCGCTTCGTTATCCTGCCAGCGCATCTCGGGGACCGCCCCGCCCATACGGATCGCATCCGCGACCCGCTTGGCACGGGCTTCCTGGTCCTCGTCGGGCGTGGAGATGTCCTTGGCGATGGCGAACATCTGCCGGCGCCGATACTCCTTCGCATCAATCACCCCCGTCTGGAGCCAGTTGTCGAGCAGATAGAGCCGGAAGGCCATCGGCATCGGCATCATGGTCGACGGCTCGACCTTGACGTCGGACTGCCCGTCAAAGTCGGTGGTGCTGATGGCACGGGCCAGGTCCGGGCGACCCTTGCCGACCGCGCCCAGCGAACGGGGGACATCGTAGCCCCACGCCATGCCCGCCATCGCAATCTTGCACCAATCGGTGTAGCCCTGCGCCAGCGCGTTGACGGCGGGCGAGAACACCCGCTCCAGCTGCTCGCGGCTGGCGATGATGGCGCGGCCCGACTCGCCCGTCACCTGCCCACGGGACACGGCGTTCCAGCCCGACGCATCCTCGAAGGCCGTCTTCTCCAGCGCCAGCGCCTCCTTCACATCCTGCCCGACCGAGAAGCCCTGCACAGGCTGGATGGAGTCGGACATCGGCCCGGCGCCACGAATCTCGATCATCGAGGTGACGCCACCCATGAACGTCTCGGTGGCGATGGTGTTCGGGCGGGTCAGGAAGCGGCCGCCGGCGTTGACGCGGATGTTCTCGATCCACTTGGACAGCAGCGCGTTCACGCGCATCTGGTGGTCGATCCACTGCTCCATCACCGGACGCGGATAGTACGACGGATCGCTGGACCCGTCCCGAATCGGCACGACCGGGATGGTATTCCAGAGGAGCGGCGCGGGGCCGAAGACCACCTTGTCGCCGACCACGATCAGATGCAAGCCTTCCGGCAGGGCATCGGCGTGCGGGGCGACATAGATGGTGAACCGCTCGGTCACGTCCTCATCGCGGAGCCGCTGGCCCTCGCCGATGGTCGTCTGGGTCAGCACCCAGCTCCCCATCCCCTCCGCGCCGGAGTAGGCGGGGGCGTTGCCGGTGGTCAGGCTCGAATCCGAGGCGTCCAAGCCCGTCACGCCATAGCGGAACGCGGCCTCGGCCTTGGAAATCACCTCACGGATGACGACCCAGTGGGGCGGCTGCGTGACGGTGGCGTTCGGGGACACGCGGACCTGCTCGACGCGGAGCGTCTGGCAGCCGATGTCACCCAACGGCTTCTTCTGGCCCGGCGTTTCGCCCAGCCGCTCGTCCCACGGCCCGCGATCGGGGTCCCAGAACATGTGCCAGAAGCTCAGGCCGTCCGTCTGCGCCCAAAAGGCGGCTTCACGGGCGAGTCTGGGCATCTGGAGCTGCTCATACTGGTACTCCAGCGACATCTGCTGGGCCTGCGCCTTGCGCTTATCGTCCGGGTCCTGTGTGACCGGGGTCACCGAGAAGCCGGGGCGCTGGTCGACGATGATTTGGAGGCGCTGGTCGAGCGCCTTGTCGATCATGTTGTACACCACACGCGCCGCATCACGCGGACGGGCCGGTTCGCGCCACGGCCCCAGCCCATTGGCCGAAATCCACTGCTGGCCGGCCCGGAACAGGCGGTTCCGCTCGACCAAGTGGAGGTGCATCTGCACGGATTCCCGCCGCGACTCCCACAAGCCACGCGCCCACGAGGCCCAGGCGGTCAAATCCTCGGCGGTATTCGGGTCCGCGCCGGGATAATCGGCGCCATAGAGCGCCCGCTGAAGCGCCTGCACATCCTCTTCGGGCGTGCGGCCGGTGTCCTCGGGCGGATTCGGCGCGACCTGCTCGTTCGGGTCCTCGGGATTGTTGCTGAGGCCCTCCATCGCCCGCGCCAGGGCGTCTTCGATCAGCGCGTCTGCAAACGGTGCCGTCACTTAGTCAATTCTCCCGACGCCCACAGCGGCGCGCACTTTGTTCCAGTCTCGGAGGTCCTCAAAGCGCTCACGGATGGCCCGGAGCGTCTCTTCCTGCGCCCAACTTTCGCGTTCCTGCATGGCCACAGCGACCAAATCGTTCGGAATCTCGACAATCGGGTCCGCTACGGGCGCCATCGTCTCTGGGCGGACGGGGGCAAACCGTTCCAGCACGGCACTCAGCCGGTGGAGGGCATAGACCGCGACCGCCGCCCAGAGCAGATGGACGAGCATTAGTAGCCGAACAGCTCGATGAGGTACTTGCCGGCGGTGTAGGTGCCGGGCGTCGAGTCGCCGTTGACGAGGTAGAGGTACTGCCCCGCCGCGATGGTCTGGGCAATCTTCACCGCGCCCGCGGCCCAGTCGCCGCTGTTGATGAGCTGCGTCTCGACCAGCGTCGAGATGGCGTCCGACGGCTTGCCGGTCGCCTCATCGGCGGAGTAGAGGTCGATATCGACATCCGCGCCAGCCGGCAGCTCCAAGCAAGTCATGCGGACGGCGAAGACGGTGCCGTTCCGCGCGGCCGTCACCTGCCCGATGTGCGCGACGGCGGTGGACCCGTTCTTGCCGATGATGTCGCCGGCGGCAAAGTCATCGAGGCCGGTCAGGTCGACGATGATCTGGGTGTTGATGATGCCGCCCGCCTTGAAGACGGCCGACTCGTAGATGGTGCCGGTGCCAGACGTGAAGCCCGTCCCCGCCTCGGTGGCCAAGGTCGGCCCGAGGGCGACGCCCGCCGGCATCTCGGTAAACATGTTGGCGAGAATCGCGTTCACGGTCGCGTCGTTGCCATCGAGGACGATGGCGGAAAGGCCATTCTCGGTGGCCTTGTTCATGAGCGCGGACTGGGCGCTGGTGGGATCGGAAAATGCGGTGGTCGGGAAAGCCATGAGAGTGTCCTGTGTGGTCGTTGGAAGTTAGTAGGAGGCGTAACGTGCAGTGATGGTCACGGTGCCAGAGGTCGCGGTCGAGAGCCGAGCGCGGAATCCTGAGAACCCGTTCGACTTCCCGAAGAATACCCCGTCCGAGGTGGCGGTGGCGGTGAGGGCGGTGGCCTGCAGGTCCGTCGACGGATACAGCTCATACGACACCCAGTTGGTGCCATCGACGGTGGCCTCGAAGGTCACGGTGCCGCTCCAGGTGCCACCCTCGGTGGCGTCCACGAGCTGCACGGCCAGCTCGCCCGGCGACGGAAACCCCGTCACCGTGGCGGCGTCGTTGGCGGCGCCCGCCGCGACGCTGTTGGTTTTGAGGAGTGTTGCTGCCATTAGTTGCAGTCCCAAGCCCGGAGGCTTTTGTTAACGCGAGAGTTCGGGTCGTTCCGAGTTTTCTCGCTAGTGAGTTTGTCACGGAGCCCTGACATTCTTCGGCAGAAGGCAATCCGCCGTTTTGCTGCGGCTGGAGACCGTTTGGCCTCCCCTGCTTTGACGGGGCGCTTAATGTCTCGGCCTTCGGCTCTGAGACTTGCGCGACCCTTTTCGTTCAACCCACCAGCTTCACTCTTCCCTTCCTTGCGTTGCCAGGCCGGGGACTTCGCCATGGCTTAGTCCTCGTCCTCGTCCTCGTCCTCGTACTCCGACTCGTCCTTCTCCATCGCGTCGTCGGACTCCATCTCGTCCTCGTCTTCCAAGAGCGCCAGCTCGGCCTTGAGGCCGGCGATCTTCTTTTGGAGCGCGGCGATCTTATCGGCCTTGGACATCTTCATGTCCTCGTCCATCTTGTCCTCCATCTTGTCTTCCATCTTGTCGCCCATCATCG